CGCTTTGTTCGATATACGCTTCCCGCGCTTGCGCGAGCATACTCGCAAAATGTTCACGAAGGATTTCATGAGGGTCAGATGAGGGGTCATCTAACAATTCTGGATTTTCAGCAAAATAACGCATTGTGTTGTTCTCCTTTTTGGTTAGTCATCATCATGGTTTAATAGTACACCCCCCTCATGATAATGTCAAGTATTATATTTGCTTTGAAAATCAATGACTTAGAAGAGTTTTTTTACTGCAATTTCTGGTGAGGGAGACACAAGAGCCCGTGTCGTTGCTGTTTCCGTTGATTCCAGGCGACCCGAATTTTATCATGAATTTGTTGGTCAATCATGATCGAACTGTTTCTCCACCAATTTTTCTTTATACCATTCAGGAATACCCCGAACGGATGCTCTCTTAAGATGCGGCCAGGCCCATTGAAATAATTTCTCCTTGATAAAATCTTCTTCCTCTTTCAGAATATCCAGAGGCACTTCTTTCATAATCAACCCAATGTCCTGCGGCGAATCAGTGAGCGTCCCTGCTTCTTTTAGATGCTGGATCGTCTTGTTCCATCGGGCAGGAGTCCGAAGCATTTCACCAAGATTCTCGACGATACCACGAGAGGTTGGATTCGCTTCTTTCCACTCCTTTCGATGAACTTCTTTGAATGCCTCAGAGACAAATTTTCCCAGAAGTATCTTTTTATCACGACCGAATTGATGGTAGTTCTTAATAACGACTCCCTCAATCTTCGGACCGCCCAGACATGATTCTCGGTCTAACAGTTCACGGAATAAATTGATATCCGTGATTATCCCCTCGAATATCTTGGGGACCACTTCTAGACCCAATCGTTCAGCCTCAGCTTTCTTTTCCTCATACGTCAGATAGGTTTCAAGTTCGATATTGATATCAAACAGAATCAAATGATCCTTGGGAATTCGATCATACGCCAGCGCATTATGCTTGGGTTTTGCAAGATACTCGGCTCGGTACGTCCATCCAATACGAAGTTTATCCTGCAAAGACACCGCGGTACGAACGGCTTGATCAAACATTTTTTCTGGTGTCAATATCTGCAAGTCAACACCCTTTGATCGGCATCGAATATGTGTAGCTGTAGCCAAGCCAGTCCCAGATTCAAACACTCCGAACGAAAATTGAGAGCCATCAATCTTTTCTTCAACCAGTACAGGGTCGCCCAGCAGGCCTTTCAGATTGGGATGTCCCAGCGCATAGGCTGAGGGATACGAATGCCAGGAATCGTACATCTTTCTGTTCTCCTTTTTGTCGGTCATCATCGTTTAATAATACACCTTTTTCATGATAATGTCAAGCACTATATTTGCTTTGAAATCAATAACTTAGAACTGCATCTTTTTGGCACCTAAATCCTTTGGAATGACATTTCCACACGTATAAATATAGTAAAGGGGAGCGTATTATGTCAAAACCAACTACTCGTGCCCAATTCAAAAACTACTGCCTTCGTGTCCTCGGCCATCCTGTGATTCAGATTAATGTCGATGACGATCAGGTTGATGATCGGATCGATGAGGCTATTGCATTCTACGAAGATTATCATTTCGATGGATCAGCCAAAATCTTCATGAAGCACAAGATCACGGCAGAGGACGCGGCTCGGCGATGGATTTATTGCCCCGATGCGATCATTGGGGTCAAGAGCGTGTTTCCCTTCGATCAGTCTAATGCCTCGATCAATATGTTTGACCTACGGTATCAACTACGTCTCCACGACCTCTATGATTTTACATCAGTCTCCTATGTATCTTATGAAATGACCATGCAGCATATTCGGACCCTGAACTTACTATTCAGTGGGGCACCGCAATTTAGGTTCAATCGAAAACAAAATCGATTGATGCTGGATGTCAATTGGTCCACAGACCTGGCGGTTGGCAATTGGGTAATCATTGAATGTTACCGACGGCTCGATGCGGATTCTCGTCGCTTAACAGGTGCATTTGCCACTACTGCTAATTCTAATACAATCATCGGGACAAGCAGCACTCTGGATCAAGAAGTCGTGTCTGGTGATTTGATTGTGGTGCAAACGAGTGGGGTGAATTCGGAGCCCCTGACTGTCAATACCGTTGATTCAGCATTGATGATGAATACTTATAGCACGTTTGAGAATACGGCGAATAGCCTGGTGATTTTTCTGCCTGATACTTCCGATGTATGGAATGATCGCTTCCTGAAAAAATATGCCACGGCTCTTATCAAGCGTCAGTGGTCGGCGAATTTGAAAAAATTTTCTGGAATCCAAATGCCTGGTGGGGTGATGTTGAATGGTCAGGTGCTTTTTGATGAGGCCGTGGCGGAACTCAAAGAACTGGAAGAATCCGTTCATCAGTTGAGCGTACTGCCAGCAGAGGGGATTTTTATAGGTTAGAGATATATAAAAATGTGGATCGCGGGACGGTAGCGTATATATGGCATATCCAACTCAACAAATGGTAGCGGTAGCATAACATGACCACAAATCCTTATTTCAACTTCACCCCAACCAACGTTACGTCTGAACAGCTTCTGGTCGAGGATTTGTGTATTGAGGCGATGCAAATTCACGGTATGGACGTATATTATTTGCCTCGCACTTCCGGCGGTAGTGAAGACCTTCTCTATGGTGAGGACACAAACAAACAATACGTCTCGGCACGACAAATGGAGATGTACCTGGAAAATACTCAGGCCATGGAAGGTGAGGGCGATTTTATTTCTAAGTTTGGGTTGGATATTCGTGATGAAAGCACTTTCTTAGTCTCAAGACAACGATTCAAGATGACCTTTCCCACGATGACTCGTCCACGTGAGGGCGACCTCTTATACGTACCTCTGGTAGAAAATTTCTTCGAGATTACCCATGTCGAACATGAGAACAATCAGGCTATGTTCTATACCCTGGGTCGTGGTCGTGGTGGAAATGTTTATGTCTTTTCTCTCCATGTTCGGCAATTTGCGTTCTCGGATGAATATATCTTCACGGGCCGTCCTGAGGTAGATAATCAGATCATCGATGCGTACCGTGGCACCAATCTCATCCTGACCGTAGGTGGAACAGGTACGTATGATGCGGCGAATAATGAAATCGTCTACCAGGGTGCAAATGTCTCCACGGCCACGGCGAAAGCTCTGGTTCGTGGCTGGGATTCAACTACCCGAATTTTGGATGTTATTCGCAGCGTCGGTACCTGGTCGACCGCGAATGTCATCGGTTCGCTCAGTAATGCACAATGGGCTTTGACTACTACGGATGTTGATACGAATATCGATACCGCCGTGGAAGATTTGTTCGATACCAAGATTGTGCAAACTGAAGCGGATGCTATAATTGACTTCTCAGAGTCAAACCCGTTCAGCGAAGGAGGATTATAGAATATAGCGAGTGAAAGGAATAAATAATAATGTGGGTCGCGGGACTGCAATCCCCACCCACTCTAGCACCGAACCCTTTAGAGAAGGAGTGCCAGCTATGACAGGAAATATTTATTCCATCTATAAAGTCGTCAATACGGTTAATGGTAAAGTCTATATTGGATTTGATTCGCAATGGCCGCGGCGAATGAACGATCATATTCATGCTGCTGAAAGAGGTTCGCAAAATTTACTTCACCGCGCTATTCGGGCCCACGGCCTTGATGCGTTTGCGTGGGAAGTAATTTGTCAATCTAAAAACGGAAAACATTTGTTGCAAGAAATGGAGCCTTATTTTATTCGAGAGTATAACAGTTTCCATCAAAATAAGCAAGGGTACAATATGACCCTTGGCGGAGAAGGTACTCTGGGATATAAAGTCACTGATGAGGCCAAGAAAAAAATGTCTGTGGCTAAGCGTGGGAAGAAACTCTCTCCTGAGCATGTGGAGAAAAGAGAACAATCTAGAGCTATAACTAGAGCTATAGCTAAAGCAAACGATCCAAATTATGGCAAAGGGCGGCGAGTATCTCCTGAGACTATAGAGAAAATAAAATTGTCGAATGCAGGAAGAAAACACTCTCCCGAAACTAAAGAAAAAATACGACAAGCATTGATTGGTCAGAAAATCTCTTTTGAAGCTAAAGAGAAAATGCGTCAAGCTAAACTTGGAAAGAAACGAACTCGTGAAAGTGTTGAGAAAATGCGTCAAGTGAACACTGGAAGAAAAAGAGTCTACCGTGCTGATGGTACGCATTGTTATGTATATCCCGATCAACAGGTGATGACCAATGTTTAGCACTCATTTCTACCACAGGCTTATAAGAAAATATTCCATCGTTTTTGGGACATTGTTCAACAACATTTACTTGTCTCGATATACCAGCGCGGGTGTTGTTACAGATAAATTAAAAGTTCCGCTGGCCTATGGTCCCAAGGAAAAGTTTCTCACCAGAATAAAAAGCGATCCCAAACTCACCAAAAGTGTGGGCATAGTATTACCCAGAATTTCGTTTGAGGTCTCCAGCATTTCCTATGATGCCTCACGAAAACAGCAGACGTTGCTTCGAGTTCAGGGACCACCTGTTAGTAATACTACGAACTATAGTGTCTATCAAGGAGTACCCTATAACATTGGTTATTCAATGTCGGTCTTTGTGCGAAATGTTGAGGATGGAACACAGATCGCCGAGCAGATTTTCCCATACTTTCAGCCCGATTTCACAATCACGGCATTGCTAGTACCCACCGCAAATCTCAGAAAAGATATTGCGATCACGCTGGATTCTGTCAATCAGAACATTGACTACGAAGGGACGTTTGATTCGACTCGATTGATTGTCTGGGATTTTCAATTTACCTTACAGGGATTTTTCTTTGGTCCTGTCGCTAATACCTCAGTGATTAAATCGGCCATCACGAATCTCTTTGAGGATCCCACCACGATCACGGTGCAACGAATGACCATGGCTGCCAATGGTATCAGTGATTTTCGGGTCGGTGAAATTGTGCGAGTGGTGGGAGAAGATATCACGGCCACGGTAAGTGAATGGTCTAATAGTGTATTGAGTCTGACGGTCACGGACGCCACCGACGCGATCATTGTGGATGATGTCCTTCGGGGTGATGATTCAAGGGCTCTCTGGACTGTGGCCGCCTCGAATACTTCATTAATACCTGCAGTCGCAACCACCTCGAATGTTGATCCACTGACCGCCAACTCTGCAGGTACATTCGGGTACATTACAACGATTGAAGAATTCCCTTATGCCTAATGATGACGAGATCATAGAGATTTTAGCCACACCGATCACCACTCAAGAAACCAAGGCCCTGGTTGTGCCCGCTGCAACCAAGGTCAGTGTGGAAGAGGATGCTGAATATGCCCGCAGAAATATTCGGGCAGTGATTGATAACGGAAGTCAAGCTCTCCAAACGGCTATTCTCGTGGCTGAAGGTTCACAACATCCCAGGGCTCTGGAAGTCGTGGGGCAGTTGATGAAAACAATGTCCGATATCAATAAAGACTTACTGAGTATTCATGAACAAGAACGAAAGCTCTCAGTTGATTCGCCCCCGGCTTCATCTCCCACGGTGCATGTTGAAAAGGCTGCGGTGTTTGTGGGCACAACCGCGGAACTAATGGCCCAAGCTCGCAATGGAAAACTACCTCAATAATCCGAATCTAAAACATGCTGGCGTACCGATTCCTTTCACCAAAGAACAAGTGGAGGAGTATGTTCGATGTAGCCAGGATATTGGTTATTTTGTTCGGAACTATGTCAAGATCATTCATGTGGATCGTGGGCGGATTCCCTTTGAGCCTTATGATTTTCAGTCTGAACTTCTAACTAAGTATAAAGATAATCGAAATCTGATTGTTCGTCTGCCGAGACAAAGTGGTAAAACTATTACCACTGCTGCATTTTTACTCTGGTACATTTTATTCAATGAGCAAAAGGTCTGTGGCATTCTGGCGAATAAAGCCATTACTGCCAGAGAAATCTTATCACGATTGAAAATGTCGTTTGAGGGATTGCCGCTTTGGTTACAACAGGGTGTTCTAGAATGGAACAAAGGCTCAATTGCTCTGGAGAATGGTTCGCGTGTCATTGCGGCCTCGACCTCATCCTCGGCCGTTCGTGGTTGGTCCTTCTCAGTCATTTTCCTGGATGAGTTTGCCCATGTGCATAATAACATTGCTGAAGAATTTTTTACCTCAATGTTCCCCACTATTTCTTCAGGTAAAGAAACCAAGATCATCATTGCCAGTACACCCAAGGGCATGAATCACTTCTATAAATTTTGGGTGGATGCGGAACAAGGTCGAAATGGCTTTGTGCCCTTGTTCTTTCCCTGGGATGCTCATCCTGAACGTGATGAAGTCTGGAAGGAAGCACAGTTGAAGGCTCTCGGTGAGGTGAAGTTCAACCA